TAAAGAGGCCCGTGATTGGAAATGTTGTTGTTGTGTGTGTTAAACAGGAACGGGGTGGTAGGGGTGCAGGGGCAGGAGGGGGCGGGCACGACGGGTAGGTCCGAAAAGCCGGCCCCCGCAAGACTACACGGAAAGCACAAAGCGGGGGCCGGCTCGGACCTACCCGTCGTAAAGCCCGCTCCCACCTGACCCCTGCCCGCCCATGGATGGGCGGAACTGCGGCCGGGCTGGTTAGACACTGAAGGCAGTAATCTGCGCGAGCATCGTCAAGGGGGTGACGCGACGCGACGTGCGAGGACGGGTCGGAAGGTGCGCCGCGTCCGCGTCGCAGGAATTCCGACCCGTCCCGCGTGACGCGACGCGAGAGGCAAATTTTTTTTGTACATCCGGGCGGCGTGCGACGGGTTTGCCGCAGGCTTTGTCGCGGCCAACCCGTCGCAACACGCCGCCCAACTCACTAATGGGTCAAAAAAAACTTGCCGACCCCCTGGACGATGCGGGGCTTGATGAGGCCCGGCCGCATTTGTCCGCACGATGCGGACGTGGCCAAGGGCCACGCCCCCGCGGCTGGAGCGGTCCACCCGCAGGGTGGATAGCGGCGTAATGTGGCATGACGGAGGGAAGTCAGCGGCTCGACGTGAAAACCGTGGCGGGAGAGCAAGGCGGAGCAGGCGCAAGGCAGGACGTTTGCGCCTTGGTGGCGCGGGTGCGGGTGAAACCCGCAACCCGCACGCTTATGCAGCTAATGGCGTGGGTGGGGCTGCAAGCCCCAGCCCGCACGCACATGCTTGGCGGGGCGTGGGTGGCGGCGCAGCCGGCAGCCCGCACGCCTATGCTGCGATGGCGGCCCCCGCCGCCAGAGGGTCGGGCCGCAGGGCCGATAGCGGCCGTGAAGCCCGCTCGCGGGCAGGCCGCCGGGAATAGAGGACTTAGGAGAGGCGAAAAGAAATTGCAATGTTACGATGGGGCGGGGCCGGAGGCCCCATAAGTAAGTTGGTTTTTCCATAGCGGGGATTTCAGGGTTGGTAGTCGTAATGCTGGCGCAGGAGGGAAAGCCGTCGTCGCCAGGTGGCGATGGCGGTCGGCCAGTTGGGCTGGGCGCAGCCCCAGCTCGTTCGCATCCTCGCATAGAAGAGAGGGGCGCTGCTGTCGGTTGAGGGTTCGATGCCGGCCTGGTCGCTGTGGTACTGGAAGAGGGCCAGGGCGCTCTCCCACATCACCCCGAAGAGATGAGCCCGTGTAAGCCCCCTCTCCCTCGCCAGGGGGATCACCTTGCGGAAGACCTGGCGCAGCTCGTCAAAGCGGCGCTTGTAACGGCCGATGATGCACCAACCGCCCAGGCCCAGCCAGTCGCCAGGTCGGCAGTGGTCAAGCACCTGGCGCGTGCAGCTCTCATACTGCTCGGGGGTGTGGCCCTGGCAGGCCATCACCAGCGCCCTGGGCGCTAACCTTTCCCTTTGTGAGTTCAGGTAGCGGGCGGCTTCCACCGTCTCCGTCACGGACAGGTCGCTGTCGGAAGGATCCTGATGATTGATGAGGCGGTCGTAGCTGACAAAGGCCGTCGCCTGGAAGCTGGGTTCGTCCCAGGCCCGCCGCGCCCTCTCCTCCCAGAGGAGCTGCCTTTCCAGGGCGCGGGGGAAGGAGAGGCGCCGGCCCTTGGAGTCAGTGTAAGCGCCGCTGTCCAGCAGCGTCTCGGGAGGACGCTTCCTTCCTCTGGGCCAGTAGGCGGCACTACAGCAGACCGGGCCGTCGTCTCCGGGGATGACATGGGTGCAGCCGACATAGAACTTCATCGCATTTGCGGCCTGAACTTCTCCAGCCCGTACTTGCCGGCGCCGCGCCTGCCCTGCCGGCCACCACCGCCGCGTCGCCTTTGTCTGCGGCCCCTGATGTGCATTTCCCGCTGCCTAAGCCACTCTTCCATGCCTCCGGGGCCGTGCCGGGGATAATTGAAGCCGGGGCGCAGGTTCGGCCTGCCGGTGCGCCGGCTCAGGTCGTAGCGGCCGGCAAAGCGCCGCCAATCCTCATGCAGGCGGCGGCGATAATCGCGTGCCGATTCACCTGGCCGCCTGGCCGGGGCGCGGTTGTGAAACCACCAGTGCATTTGGGGGAATCGCTCGGCCAGCGTCGGCCCTGGCCCGGCGAGCAGCTCCTCCAGCCAGCCACGAAAGCCCGGCATGCACGCCTCCCTCCGCTGCCATCAAGCGGCATCATCTTGCCTGCCCGCCAAGCCAAAAGCGTTTTTGGGACGGGTTCAGGCTTGCACTTCTATACACCTGTACGGGATTTCACGCCACAATCGCCGCGTCGGGGGTGGGGTGGAAGACAAAGAGGTAGCGGTCCTCATCCTCCTCTTTGCAGACCTTGAAGGCGCGGAAGCCGCTCTTCTTGAGCGCCATTTGCGCGTGCAGATCGCGCTCGGAAACGTCCGTGTAGATGGGCACGCCGCAGGGGGCGTACATGCCGACCAGCTCCTTGATAACGCTGGCGACCAGGCCGGGCTGCCGTTCGCCCATTTCCAGGATGACGCAGTGGCGGCCCTGCCGGCCTAGCTCGGTTTCGTAGAGCAGATACGCCGCTAGCTTGCCGTCGCGCCAGAGGCCCAGGGCGCCGGCGTCGGACTGCCAGACGAAGCGGCGCAGCTTCTGCGGCGGGTCCGTTTTTGGGCCGAAGATTAGCCGGGTGAGACGGTAGAGCGTGGGCACGTCGGCATCGGTGATAAGGCGAACGATGTCTTGCGGGGGAGCCGGCTCGGTGCGTTTGCTAAAGAAGAGCATGGACGATCTCCGGGGGCAGCAGCTCGTCGGGCACGTCAAAGAGGGCCAGGCAGCCGCGGTAGGGAATGGGGATGACCAGAAGGGTGGGTTTGCTCAAGCGCCAGGCCCAGCGGCCCAGGCGGAAGTCGCCGAAGGCCCGCTCCTGCCCCGTCAGCTCGGCGTCGGCCAGGTCGTGCATGGCGATGCAATCGTCCACGCGAGCGGCGCCGAGGATGACGCCGATCGGGAGCTGGTCGGGCTCGGCATAGCCTGCCTTTGCCAGGCAGCCCTTGAAGGGCTCCAGCCGGCAAAGCTCACGGGACGCTGCCGGCAGTTTCTTGGAGGAGTGGACCAGGAGCGGGCCGCGATGGCTCGTTTGCCAGGAGCGCGTCTCGAAACGCTTGGCGCCGTGAACGATCAGAGAGGCCCAGGGCTGGATGACGGATAGCGCTTTCATGGTTTTATCGTGCCATAAAAAAGCGATTTATCCCAGGTTGGACGCCGGGCCTGGAGCCCGGCAGTGCCAGATCGCGACGCCGGACGCCGCCGGCAGGCAATACCCTCCCCATGAACGTCTGTCTGGACCACGGCAGACGTCCGAAAAAGGGAGGATTTTGCTTGACTGGCCGCGCCACCTTGTTACGCTCTAAGCGGAGTCTCAGGAGTGTGCAACCTGAGGCGAACATGGGGCCGCCCCCTGGCCATCGGGCCAGGGGGCGGTCTTTTTTTACTTTGCTGGAGTCGGCGTTTGCCCTGGGTTGGGCAGAGGGGCCGACGGCGCGGCCGGGGCCTGCGGCTTGGGCAAGAGGGCCAGCACGCCCTGGGCGACCGAGGCCAGCGGGCCGGCGCCGGTCAGGAGCGGCGTCAGGCTCTGGAGCAGGTTCGGCAGCAGGCTGCCGGCCTGGACCTGCGGAGGCGGCCAGTCCTTGGCGTCGGCCTGGGCGCCGACCACCGCCGCGTAAAACACCCGGAACGTCTCCCACACTTGCAGGTTCTTGGCCCGCACGTTGTTGTCCGACAGGTCAGCGCTCACGGGCAGGCTGCCGCCGGAGTCGGCACAAGCGGCCTGGGTCAGCGTGGCGGCGATGTTCATGGCCAGAAGCGTTTCCACTTTCAGTTCCTCCACAAAGCCCGGACAAAGGAAAACCGCTGCGGTCCCCCGGCGGCGCCGGGAGCAGGCGGCAGAGGTTGGCGAGGCGGTCCCTGGATAGGGAGCTGTTGCTGCGGCGGGCCGGGGACAGGCAACTGCTGCTGCGGCTGTCCCTGGATCGGCAGTTGTTGTTTGGGGTCGCCCTGGATGGGCAACTGCTGTTTCGGATCGCCCTGGATCGGGAGCTGCTGCCTGGGCTCTCCCTGGATGGGGAGAGTTTGGTAGGGCGGCAGCACAATGATCGGGGGCTGCTGTTGCTGCGGGGCCGGCGTCTGCTGCTGGCGCTCCAGGTTCTGAAGCCGCTGTTCAACGTGCCGCCGCCACGGGAACTGGGCCTGGGCGTGGGCCGGCAGCAACGCCAGGAGCACCAAAGGCAGCACCATCAAGCGCGGGAAGCCGCCATCATGCGGCGGCGAAGTCTGCAAGGGCGAGGGCAGCACATACAGCCCCAGAGCGGCCAGCAACCCGAGTACCTGGGTGGCCACGGAGTCATCGACCAGGCGAAGAACGCCGTTGGCCGCAAGCAGGCCGGCGATGATCGCCGTGAAGATCGCCTTCCAATTCATCGTTTCCTCCTTCGGGGTGGACCCACCCCTGGTTGTCTCAAGGTCAGCGGGACGGTGGACACACGCCGCCAGGGGCGGGGAATTGGTAAAAGAGTTTCGGGGCCGGCACAGGCACTTGAATCTGAATCTGAAGCAGGGCAGGCCGGTGGCGGCGCAGGAAGATCAGGATGCCGTCCAGGCTGACGTACAGCCCCCGCTCCCGGCCCGCCACTTCATAGCCCTGGACGACGCCGAACAGGACTGCCCCATCAACGTCGATCAGGCCGCCGCCGGAGCGGCCGTGCCAGGGCTTCTCCCGGGTGTAGGTCGTCGTGCCGGCGCTGCCGAGGAAGGAGGCGGCCTTCAGCGTTACCGGCCAGGTCATGCTGTCGTAGCCGATGCTGACGAGCCGGCCCGCCTTGTGCGCGGCGGGAGCGACCGGAATACAATAAAAAGGTCCGTTATCCAGCTCGATCAGCGACAAGTCGAGCTTGGCATCGTAGGCCAGGACTCGCGAGCTGGCCACGCCCTTGAGGACGGCATCGGGCTGCTGTGGGCCGTCCATGACCAGGCGCTTTTGCAGGAGCGCGGCGTCCAACTGGTCGCCGTGGCCCATGAACATGTGGCAGCACGACAGGATCCAGGTCTTGCCCTTCGTGGTGCCGATGACCGTGCCGGAAGCGCCATGGCTCTTGATGCGGACGGCGGCCAGGGTTGGGTCGAACGGCTGCTGGGCCTGGAGCGGCAGGCTCCACAGGACCAGGAATGCCAGCGTGAAGATGCGCTTCATGGCTGCCTCCGTTCGAGGAGCTGGTCGAGCTTGCGTTCGATGCGTTCGAGGCGGCGCCCCGCATCCTCTTGCTCGGCTTCAACGCGGGTAATGCGCTGGGCCGAGGAGTAGATCGTGGTGGTAGCGTGGCTGAAGACGGCCAGCACGATGGGGCCGAGGATGCCGGCGACCAGCCACCACAGAAGCCGATTAGGAGCGGAGCCGTTGCCGTTGCTCATCAACCGATTGGAGCAAGGCAGCGTGAGAAACGACCAGCCTGCTATGCCAGAGGTGCCTTGATATGCAGACAGACACGGTGATAGGCCAACTGGCAGAGGCTGTAATAGGCCAACCGGCGCTCTAAGATACTGACTGCCGGAGTTAGCATTGTTAAAGAGGTGCAGTGTTGAAGTTCACCGGACCGGGCAACAATGGCGATCATTGAACAATGCCGTAGCTGCGGTAGCCGGCTTCGCATCCCCGAAACCCGTATCGGCGATGGCAGGGCGATTCGCTGCCCGGTTTGCGCCGCCGATGTCTTCGCGCCACCACCCCGCAGAACGGCTTCACAATCCTGCGCCGCGATTGAGCCACCGCTAACCCAATCGGGAACAGCTTGTGACAGTGACGGAGGGGGCTATGCCTCCGCGCCGTCGCCCCCGCCGACGGCGGACGTGGCCTATCGCAGCGAGGCCGTTTTTGCCCCCGCTGCCACGTCCGAGGAAAACACGCTCTATACCGACGGACGCGGTGTGCGCATCACGAACTGCCGGGCGATTGTGGGCTCGCGCACCTACAGCATGGCTAATGTCAGCTCCGTTGCCGTGCATACCATCCCGCGGCCCTGGCCTTTACCGCTCCTTTTGCTGCTCGTTGGCGCCGTCGGCGCCATGTGGTGTGGAATCATGGCACTGAACGCGCCCAACGACCGGGAGCCGCGGGTACTTTCCGTTGCCCTTGGTATTGTCGGGGCGCTGGGGTTGCTCCTGCTACTTCTAGTGAGGCCAAAGTACGCCGTGCGCATAACTGCTGCGGGCGGTGAGTCGAATGCCCTAATCTCCCATGATCGGTACTTTATCGAGCGCGTAGTCGCTGCTCTCAATCAGGCCATTGTCCATCGTGGGTGAGGCGAGAGGGGATGGAGTAGCGGAAGGGCCGGAGCGGTGTCAGTTCATAATCTGCCACAGCTCGCTGTTCGTCTGTGGAAACTGACGCTCTAATTGCTACTTTCGATATGGAGCGTTGCACATGGGGCTTTCCAACGAAATCCGTGGCGAAGTCGAACAAATCGCCAAAGCCGCACGAGATCCGGAGACAATCGACAAGCGGTTGTTTCAGATTCAGCTCAAGATTCTAGCCAAGGCCGTTCTTGAACTTGAGCAATCGCTTAAGGAGATTGCAAGGAAGGTGGGGATCGCGTGAGGGCCGCCGCGGCTGACCGGTCGCTCGCCCAGAAGCAACCACGCCGTTCTAAGCGTCATGCGGAGAAGCCATGACCACCAGTCGCTCTCTGATTCGTCAGAAAGCCCTTGAGCTGATCAAGTCCGCGCCTGCGGGGATTCGCTACTCCGAAATCGTCCGGGGGGTGCATCAGGCCTTGCCCGGAGAGAAGCTGAACACGATACACGGCAACGTCTGGAACCTCGACGCGGTTTTCCCTGACGAGGTGTACAAGCCGGCGAGGGGCGTCTTCAAGGCGACCAAGTTTCGGCAGTCAGACGAGGGCAACGGTGAAGATGGGGACGTTGTTCTGCCCCCAGGGCCGAAGGAGGAGGATTTCTACGAGCCGTTCGCGGACTGGATCACGAAGGAGCTAGAAGAATGCACAAAAGCCATCCCCCTAGGAGGAAACAGGTTCAAGGACAAGTGGGGAACGCCCGACGTAGTCGGCATCCGTGAGCCGAAGAAAAGCGACATTATCAAGCCGCCGACGGAGATCGTTACCGCCGAGATCAAGATCGACAAGACCAGCCTGATCGTCGCGTTTGGCCAGGCCTGCGCGTACAAGCTGTTCTCACACCGCTCCTACATCGTGGTCCCGGCGGCGTCGCAGGAGGAAGATATCGCGCGGTTGGATGTGCTCTGTAGAACGCTAGGCCTGGGGTTCATCCTGTTCGACGCAGCCAACACCACTACGCCTGATTTCCAGATCCGTGTCCGGGCGGCCAGGCATGAACCGGATATGTTCTACGTCAACAAGTACATGAAGGTGATCGAGGAAGAGCTGTTTTCATAGGGACGGCGAAACCCGAACCAGTCGCTGGCAGGGGACCGGCGGGGCAGTCAGGCGTTGCGCGGCTGGGCGGGTCCTCCGCGCCGCCGGCCGCTGAGGTTGTTGGTTACCACTTGCCCAGCGGGCATCGCTGTTCCTGCCACGCTGCCTTGGCAGCTACCGGACAGCCACATTTCGCACAGCGATCCTCAACCAGATTGGCGCAAGCCCCGCACAGGGCGAGGCGGCGCCGTAACTCCTCTGGCGCGGCTTGAGGCAAGCCCGCAATAAGATGCCGGGCCGCTGCGCCGAGAAAGTTGACCGCCTGCGTTAGCGGCCCCGGTAGCTCGGGCGGACCGCCCCAGGCCTGCCGGTAGGCCGGGTCGTTGTGGTAGAGCCAGCAGAGTCGGCACTGCTCCGGGGTGTAGGGTTCGCCGCGCCGGACTTTTTCACAAGTGCAGGGTCTCATGTGGTGATGGTCGCCTGGATGGTGCCGGTGCAGCCGCAGCCAGTCATTTGAATGCTGATGTAGGGCAAGCTCAGCGGATTGCACGTGCAGCCGCCCTTGGTGACGGCGGTGCCGCTCGCGTGGCAGCTGTCGGGATAGGAGTAGGTCAGGGTGAAGCCCGTGCAGGTGCTGCCGCTGGGGCAGGAGAGGTTCAGGGTGATGTTGTGGCCACAGCCGGTGGCCCCGGTGCCTGTCCACTTGCTGATCCCATCCCAGGTCAAGGGAATGGTGGTGCCACTGGCGCAGGCGCAGCCGCCGCCGTTGCCGAGGGTGGCGTAGAGGGTGGTCGGCAGCGCATTGCCGCAGCAGGTGGTGGAGACCGAGCCGCCGACGGTCTGGGTCAGGCTGGCCTGGCTCGTCAGCCAGCCGCCGCTGCCCGTGAAGACAGCCGTGATCGTGTGGCCGCCGCTGGCCAGGCCCCCACTGGTGAAGGTGCTCGTGGCGCTGGCGCCCGAGCCGGCCAGGGCCGTGCCCGGGCCCAGGTCGGTGCTGCCGTCGAAAAACTCCACGGTCCCCTGCGGAACCAGGCCGCCAAGCGGGTTGGTCACGGTGGCCGTGAAAGTGACGGCGTCGCCAGGGTTGGAGGGGTTCGCGCTGGACTGGATCGTGGTCGAGGTCTGACAGCCGGCCGGCGGGCACGGCAGCGGGATCAGGCGATAGGCCTGAATGCGGTGGGGAATCCGGCCCAGGAACTCCCAGACGAACTTGCCCTTGCTGAACCAGACCAGGGCCAGCTCGAAATAGCGCACATCGGTGGCCGGGTAATAGCAGCAGGCGCCGTTGCGGAAAAGCAGGGCCAGCCGGCCGTCGCACATCTGGATCACCTGGTCCACCCAGTGGGAGACGACAGGGATGCAGCGGAGGGCCTGAAGCGCCATGGCTCAACTCTGGTCGGTCATGATGGTGTAGGAGCGATAGGGGCGCAGGAGGGCCTGGACGCGCGAGGGCAGCTTGCCGAGGGTCGGGTTGTCCCAGCCCGAGGCCTGGCCGCCGGCGGTGAGCTGGTGGGTCAGGGCCGGGTCGCGGAGCGTCAGGTTGTAGAGGATCGCGACCCACTCGGCGCAGGCTTCCTGGACGCCTTCGGGAACGGTGGTGTAGCCGGCGGTGTACTGGATGCGGAAGTTGTTGATGCCGGTCGGGAAGACCAGGTCTTCGGGGTGGAGCAGCTCGGGATCCGTGTAAGGGATGGCGCGGAGGAGCCAGCCGCGGGCGTCCCACTGGAAACCGGCCAGCTCGTGGGTGTGCATTTTCAGCTCGGCGAAGGAGCCGTTGACGCACTGGAGAGCGCCTTGCGACTGGAGCACGCCCGCGCCTTCCAGGGCGTCGCCGAAGGAGCCCTGGATGAAGAGGTCGGCCGAGGGCCAGGAGCCGTAGTTGGTGGCGTCGCCCTGGGCCTGGGCGCTCCAGCCGTTGCCCACGGCGCTCACCGCCGCGGCCAGGGCAGTGATCGTGACGTTGCCGGCGAAGGTCAATCCTGCCGTCACCGTGGTTTTTACCCCGGCATTGACGCTGACAAGCTGGAGGCCAGTGGACAGAACCGAAACGCGGGCCTGGACGTTCGCGGCCAGGGTGTTCGTGATCTTGAGGACCGTGCTGGGCCGGTAGCGGACGGACTGGACCGACTGGAGCGGGTACTGGCGGAGGAGCAGGCGGCGCTCGCCGTTGCCGTTGTAGAGCTCGTCGTAGGAGCGGGTGACGAAGCGGCGGCGGCACCACTTCTCGATCACGTCGGAGCAGCTCGTCACCAGGGCCTGGAGCAGGCCGTCCTGGCTGGAATCGGTGATGGACGCGATGGCCAGCTTGGCGCGGGCCACGGTGATGAGGTCTTTGGTAGCCATCGGAAAGCGCTCCCCTGAGGGTCGCGGTTAAACGCTTACTGATCGTCCACCATCAAGTAGCCGATGCCGACCAGGGTGCTGCCGGCGCTGGTGGCCACGGTGAAGGTCACGGTGTATTGCAAGCCGTCCGTGCCGCCGGATAGGACGGCCTGCGCCTTGCTGCCGGAGATGGAGGTCGCCCCCACCGTCAGGTCCGAAGGCGAGGCGGTGACGCCGGTGATGGAGCTGAGCGCGCCGCCGCCGGAGATTTCCGGCAGGTTGGAAAAATCCATGGAGTAGGTGCGGGACTCGCCGGCCCGCTTTACCAGGATCGCCACCGCTTCGCCTCCGGCTGCTGCAAGGGTCCAGGTGCCTGTTCGGGCGGGCTCCGTCCAGATGTTGCCGCGAGCCGGTTCCGTCCAGCCGGGGATCGGGACGCGCTTGGCGATGCCTGGGTACATCCAGGCGCTGCGGTTGAGCTTCTTGCGAGGCCAGGGCCAGCGGCGCTTCTTGCTGCGGGGCCGGCGCTTGCGGGCCAGAAGGAATTCGCCGGCCATGCGTTACCCGATTTCGCGGAAGGTGACACGCACATCGAAGTCGGTGGAGGCGCCAGGGGTCGTAATCAGCCGGATGCCCCAGATGGCGCTGTTGGTCATAACGGGGCGTTCGTCCGGTTGGGGCTCATATCGCCAGCCGACGACGGCGGCCGCGCCTTCCTGGATCTGGGGAGTGCCGGAGTAAGTCGTGGGCTCGGTGCGGCCGTTGGCGTTGGCGATGTTGACCGTGGTGGCGGCGGCCTGGTCGCCGGCCTCGTGCTTGGCCGGGGTCGCGGCGGTGTAGCTGGCGGGCGCGCCCAGCGTGGTGATCGGCGTCAGGGCCACCTGCATCTGGTAATTGGTGGCGTTCGATTCATTGGTCACCGTGACGGCGATGATCTCGACGACCTTGCTGGCCGGGGCGGTGATGTAGCCGAGGGTGCCGGCGGCGGTGATCGCCGGGGCCTTGGCCGAACTGGTGTAGACGCCGCGCATGTCATTGGCTCCAGAACAGGTGGCCGAAAAGCAGGCCGACGATGAAGCCCACGAGCAGTGGAATGATCGGGTGCTGGCGCGAGGCCTGGAGGGTCTGCCAGGAGATCGTCGCCTCCGGGCCGCCCGTCGCGACCAGGTAGATGTCATAGACGATCAGGGCGACGGCCCCGACCAGGAGCACAACCAGGGTGGTGAGCAAGGCATGATGCCGGTTCATGGCTGCGTGGCCCAGAGGTACTTGCTGAGCTTCAAAGGCCGCAAGGCGAGGCTGGCGAGACTGACCGGAGCGGCCGGGTCGCCGGCCGTGCTCTTGTACTCCAGAACGCTGAAGGGCAGGCACTTGCCGGTATCGGTGTGCACGGCCACGTCCAGGGTGTAGCGGTCCACGTCGTCCTCCACGGCGTAGCGGCGGCAGCAAACAAGGGCGGACCGCACCAGCGGCTCGTCATGGGAGATTTCCAGGAGGCGGGCGCTGAGGTGCGGGGGCAGAATGTCGGCCAGGATGGCGGCCACGGCAGCGCCGGGGGCCAGCAGCGAGTGGGCCTGGGAAGGGGTCAGCGGGGCGCGGAACTTCTCCTGCTCGGTCTTGGCCGAGAAGGCATAAGACTCGCCGCGGCGGCCCTGGTAGCAGCGGAGCCGGAGGGTAATGTAGCGGCCGTGCAGGGCACGGTTCTTGCGCAGCTCAAGGCCCTGGGTGTCGAAATAAGTAGTTTCAAGGTCCTGGCCCTGGAAGTGCGGGTCGAAGGCTTCGCTGGGCAGCATGGATTGAAGTCGCGCGCTGACGCAGGGTAGCAGCGGGTCGGGCACGGCCCAGGTGGCGATGTTGTAGCGCAGGTCTTGAGCGGGCAGGGTCATTAGACTATCCCCAGGTCTTCGGCGACTCGCTGGCACATCGCCGCGATTTGCACCAGTTCGTTCAAGGCCTTCTTCGGCCGGTACTTGAATTGCCGTTTGAGGACGGCGATCTTCAGCTCGAAACACTCCTCCTCGATCAGGGCCAGGCCCTCATGGGGGCTGCGGATGTTGGGCTGCTTGGCGCGGCGGGCGTTCAGGGTTTGCTCCACCAGCTCGGTAAAAGGCAACGGCGGCATGTTGTTCTCAGGGAAAGAGAGCCGGGTTTTGGTTTCGCGGACCCGGCAAGGCAACCGCGGCGCCCACCCGCCAAGGGGTTACGTCACCTGCTGGTTGGCGACGGGGTACGTCGTGGTGTCGTTCTGGAGGCTGGCCGGCTTGTGCTCGGCCTCGCCGCCAATGGCCATGCCGGCAACCGGGATCGTCGGCGTGGTGCCGCCAATCGTGCAGACCACCTGGAGACGGACGTAACGTTTGCCGGCCCCGAGCTGGTCAGCACGGATTTCCTGACTCAGGCCAGTGTTCTGGGCCGTAATCGTCACGGTCTGCTGATTGGCATTCGTGGTCCACGTAGCATTGTCGGGCGACTCCTGGATGGTGGCGGCGGCCGAGCAGGTTGGCGACGTGCCGCCGAAAGTGCCCTGATCGAAGATGAACAGGGCACGCTGGAACTTCCGCATGTCCACGCTGCCGCTGTTGACGGTTGCGGTGGCCGTCAACTGCTGCGGCTGGATCGGGGTCTGGAGGCTAAGGCCCTGAGTCAGACGTTCCAAGGCAAATGGCATGACTTATTCCTTTTGGTTCAGGACAAGGGGGATCACGAGTGAAGGATCACAAAGGGGCTGACCTTGCTGGTGCCGTCCTGCAAGGTAATGGAGTTTTCGAGCCAGGGCCGGCCGTCCACGCGCTGGACGAACCGCCAGGTCATCTGGTTCTTGAGGAAGTTGACGTGCTCGCTGGCCGCGACCTCCAGCATCATGCGGTCGCCGATCACGTAGAGGGACGGATCGCACAGGGTAAGGTCGCCGGTCGTGCCGAGTGCCGGCAGCTTCTCGGTGATAATCACCGGCAAGTTGAACAGCTTCCAGACCGGGGCCTTGACAGCACCTTGATCGATGCTGACGAACAGGGCCCGGTTGGCTCCATCCTTGAGCTGGAAGAGCTGCGGGATGGTGGTCGGGCTGGCATACCACATCGCCCGGTCCCGCGAGGCCGGCAGGAGTTTCGACAACAGCACGGTGATATCGTTGAAGCTGATCTGGTTGGCCACGTCGCGCTGGCCTGCCCCCTGGCCCCCGCCGCCGGTGCTGATCGTGGCCGGGGCGTTGAGGACGCCCAGCGGCTTGCCCACGCCGTTGCCCTGGAGGAACGCGTATTCCTCATACCAGGCGCAGGCCTTGCCGAAGAGGGTGAAGAGGAACTTTTCCAGGCCGAAGGCCGCATCCTGGAGGAGGATATTCGAGGAGACAGAATAGCCCGAAAGTTCTTGAGCTTTCAGCTCCATCATCTTAAACTGGGGTTCAGTTTCCGTCCGGGTCTGAGCTTCGGAAGTCCAATAGGCGATCACCCCGCCGAAGAAGGGGGAATTGCCGGCGGCCTGGGCGGTGGTGATGTCCAGGTAGGGGAACTGGAGCGTGGCCGACGCCATCGGCTGGACGAAGGCGCGCTGGCGGAAGGTGCTGTCCTCCGCGGCGATGGCCAGGAGCTGCTGGTAGAAGTCGGGCGGGACGATGTAGCCGCCGGTGACGCCGGAGGACTCGCCCAGGGCGGCTTTCGTCTCGGGGCTCCAATCGCTTTGTGGGCTCTTGTAGACTTTCTCCAACTTCTCGGCGGCGGCGGCCTTGGCCTTCGGGCCAGCTTTCTGGCTGCCCAGGATGGCAACCTGAAGGCACCAATCGCCGAAGGAACGGCTGGGGTCGCCTTCGCCGCCGTCGCCGAAGATGAGGGGAACGGCGTTCTTGCGGGACTTGCTCTGGGCCTTGGCGATTTCTTCCAGGGCCTTATTGATTACGGCATCAAGGTTTTTTGTCAGGCCTGAAACGGCCGCTTCGGTCGCCTTGGCCATGAGCGGGCCGTAAGGATCGCCCTGGAGCGCTTCCGCTACGCCTTGCTCGATCAAAGACTTAGCGACGGGCTCCTCGTGAATGTCGAGAGTTGCCCCAGCCTTGTGGCCAAGGTGGTCTTTTTTGAGTGTGACAAACATGGACAGGACCTCGGAGGTTCACGGGGACGGTGAAGGTTCACGTTGTTCTGTCCATCTCCGGGCCTTGCAGGGCTGGCGCTTGGGGTCGCCCTCCCCTGGTTGTCCCTGATGGCTACTGCGACCCTGATTGTGGGGCACGACTCTGAGATTTGACCAGCGGCTTCGGTACGAAGGCAGTTTCGTGGTCTGAGCCGGCGAATACGGGAACAAGCAATGGCGGATTCAGCGAGAACGCAAATTCCGGACGACAAGGCGACACATCTGGCCGTGTGTGTCCGATCCTTCCAAGAGGATTGTCTTAGGCTTCTGGCGAATATGCTTGATCGGTGTGGCCTCGCCAAGCCGGGCTACTTCCTGGACCTGCAGCAGAAGGCAGAAAGAACATGGCATCAGATACACCATCAAGTATTCGGACCAACAGGCCGACCGACTCGCTACGTTGATCAGGACTTGCTTCCGTTTCTTAAGAGGTGCGTTCTTTACTATCGCCGAAGACATGTTCGAGAGATGCAGGCCAGGATGGCGACGGCCACGGATTTAGAGATCATATCCAATCTTGAGAAGCAGATCGAGGGAACAGGCATCTTCGACAATGAGAGATGGTTCATCGAGACGTCCCCGGTGAGAACGCCTCGGTTAACGGACTATGTCACGTTAAAACACGCCGAAAAGGTCTGGGCAGCGGATGCGCTTTTTGGTCGAGATCGCCCAAAACGGCCCAAAAAGCGGTTCGACGATAAGTTTGGCATCCTAGCGCCGCCGTCGAGCCTCCACCCCGAGTTCGATTACTGGCGTCACGAGTGCGAATTGCGCGAGGTAGGTCTGGCGCTATGCTATTTTGACATCGACAACTTCAAGGCACATTTCAACGTTCATACGGAAACGCTGGTGGACAGAAACTGTCTTCCGGTCCTGCTTCGCGCGGTAGAAGCCCATGTGTTCCATCACGGACAGGCGTACCACATTGGCGGCGATGAGTTCATCATTCTGCTACCCAACACAGACAAGCAGTCAGCCGTTGACTTCATGGATCGGCTTCGTCTTAAGCTTCCCCAGCTTAAGTTTGTGGGGATTCCGTCCACGGCCCATATTTCTGTCGGGATTTGCCACGTCAGTCCGGAGTGCCCGCTCACCAATGCGGAGATAGAGCAGAAGGCAAATGACGCCAAGCGCCATGCAAAGACCGCAGCGGGCAAGAATTGCATTGTAACCTACCGAGGCGACGCATACACGGAGGCCGAACTCGAACGGATTAGGCCGAGGCCGGACATGGCTGAGGCAGCAAATCAACCATAGCGGTGTATCTTCTGGACGCTGTCTACACACGGCCGCGTTTCTGCATCAACACGGCTCTGGCTATTTCCACCAGGTCGACCATTCCAAGCCGGCGCTCCAGCACCTGCCCAATGTCGTCCAACGCAGTGAAGCGAATCATCGGAGGACAGGCGTCGGCAGATTGAGGTGCCGGGGGCACACCCGCTGTGAGGCCAAGAGCAGCTAGCGAATCCTGGTGCAACTGGATTTGGGATTTGGACACGGCCTCCACTAGTGCCTCCTGATTAGTCGGCAGCCAGGTGCAAGCGTACTCCAGCAGCAGCCACTCGTCAATGACCCGCGCCACGTCCTTGAGTGCCGAGTTCTGGCCGATCTCCCCGTAGTCGGGACTGTGCCACTTGAGGGGCAGAAACCCGATAGACTTGCCCGCCATGAGGCCGGCCTGGACCAGTGCGAACGCCGTGTCTGGCGTCCAGGGCTTGTCCTCGGGCCAGCTGTCAGGCCTGCCCGGGTACTGCGTCTTGGCCTTGATGCCGAGCCGGTCGCCGTCCCGGGCCCGCTTTTGCCAGACGGACCTGCCCACCGGCGGCTGGCCGTAGTTGTGGCCCAGGGTGACCACCGGGTTGCCCTTGTAGACCGACAGGTTCATGCCGGCCGAGCGGACCACTTCCTTGTCGCGGTCTATCGCCTCGGTGCTGATCCAGGAAACGTCGGAGCGCTCGCCGGCAAGGACCTCCGTGGTGGCCTTCTCCACCACTCGACGCAGCGGCTTGCGGTCCTCGGCCGGCAGGCGCTTGAGGATGACTTCCAGGGCGCGGGCCTGGGCGTCCTTCATGGGCAGGCCAAGCGGTCCCTCGCAATCCCAATGGCTCTTGCAAAACGTCATGGCAATGTCTCCGCTTGGGTGGCTGATTCCTTGTCCCGGTCGTCCTCGCTGGTGCTTTCGGCGACGGCTCCCGACGTGCCGCGGTTGGGGGAGTCGGTGGGCAGCCAGTTGGCCGGCAGCCAGGGCAAGTCGCCCCACGGAACCGGCGGCAATCCGCGTTCGCTCCGGATTTCGTTAATGCTGACAATTCCATACTTCATGTCGTTGGTCTGCTGTGCGATACTCGCGTTCTGGTCCACGGGCACCGGGTCTTCGCTGGCCAGGAAGAGGCGGCCGGAGGGGTCAAACCGGGAAACGAGCTGCTCGTTCAGCTTCTCATCTCGTCGCTGGAGGCGCGGGTTGATGGCGAGCTGCATGTGCAGGCTTTGGCTGGCCTGGAGGTTCGCCAGGTTGGTGTTGGTCGTGAAGAACGAAATCGGGACGTGGAATGCATTGGCCACGTCTTCCTTGGTGGCCTTGAAGTCGGCCAGGGCCGCCAGGTCGCCCATGGAGTGCGACAGCAGGGCCAGTTTCATCCCCGACTCGGCTACCATTACCCGACCGGCACCGCCGCGGCGGAAGCGCTGGTTAATTTGCGTTTCCAGGCGGTCGCGTTCCTCCTCCCCAATCACTTCATCAGGCGACACCAGGGCGGCCGGCAAGGCGTTGTTCTCATAGGTGGAGTTCTTGAAGGCCGCGAAGGTGCTGAGGAAACTGACCTGCTCGAACGCGGCGCGCAGCGGAGAAAGGCCGCCCAGGTAAGGATCGCGCGGGTCGGGGTAGCGGAAGAAGACCACTTCATCCGGCGAGAAACGCTGCTCCCTCGCGCCGGTGCGGTACTGGTAATAGTCCACGACGTTCGGGCTGTCGGGAGCACGCTTGGGAGTGACGTTCTGGGAAGGCAGAATCCAGACTTCATTGGGAACGGCGAGCCCGTCCTTACTGAGATACCAGAACGCCTTGCCGTGAACTTCGAGGTACACCTGCGTCAGCTCCCACAGGTCGAACTGGTTATGGATGGGGTTGACTTGGTGGAGTAAGGTCAGCAGCGGGTGGTCGGTGACTTCCTCAAGAACGTCGGCGGCCTTGGTGTGAACGACCAGGTGGGGGGAAGCGCGGAGTTTCTTTTCGACGCGTGCAGGCAGGGCTTTCGTGGCGCACTTGGGCCGGGCCTGGCCGCGGCGGGTGGAGACGTACAAGGACGGCGGGTAGTTGGCGCAGACGGCAGCGTTGATGCTGATGCAGGACCAGGCGACGCCCTTGAGTTCGGCAAGCAGCTCATTGGGGTTGGGCTCGCGGTTGCGTTTGAAGCTGTCAATGTAGCTTGTGCCGGTCCACTGCCCGCCGGTGAGGGCCGGCGGCATGGTCTTGCGGTACAGCCAGCGGGCCAGGTTGTTGAGGGCCTTACGCATCCCAGAGGGCCTCGTTGTGGACGCTGAGCCAGGTGCGGGCGCCGTGGACGGAAAGGTAGGTTTCTTCCGGGTCGGGCTGCTCGGCCTCTTCTGGCAGGCCCCCCTCGCTGGTCTGCTTCTTGCGGAGCTTGGCGATGAAGCGGTGATCAAGCCGGGCGATGAGGTAGCGGAGAGCGCCCAGGGCGTGGTTGTGGTCGTCGATCGGGTTCTCGCCGACAATGGACCGCTCCGCCTGGGTGGGGTAGCGGTACATCTTGGCCTCCTGGACCAGATTGGGACAGCCCGGCTCGCAGACCTTCAGCCGGCCGGTGCGGATTCGGGCGGTCAGGGCGGCGATGCCCAGGCGGATGTTGTTGTCGCCGCGCAGGACCTTGTGGTTGGCGGCGCGCAGCTCCTCGATCTCCGTTCGTCCGGCCGGGTCGGCGGCCCAGAGAAAGCCTTCGGGCAGGGCGGCGGCGTGCTCGTGCAGGGGAACCTCGCGAAGGTAGCGTTCCTGGTTGATCCAGAGCACGTCGTCCCGGTCCAGGTAGCCCCAGACGGCGGCGAACGGGTTGCGAAAGCCGAAGTCGATGCCGCCGACCCGCTTGAAGCCCGGCTGGTAAAGCGTGGTGCACATGGTCAGGCATTGCTCGAAATCCGGGTAGACGACGCCCTCAAGGGCGGTGAAGCTGCACTCGTACTCCTGGGAAATCCAGGAGTCGCCGAACTTGCGGCGTTCCTCCTCGATGAACGCGGCAGTGTGCCGGGGGCAGCGCTCCCAGGGAATGCGCCAGCGGACCCAGGGCGCCTTGGCATCGTGCCATTCCCTCCAGAAGAATCCGCGCTGGCCGAAGGGAGTGGAGAGGAGGACTTGCCGGCCCCTGGAGACGCTGGTCATGGGGCTGACCGAGGCGTAGAGGTCGTCGGGAACGCGGGCGGCTTCGTCGATCACCAGGAGGTGGACGCCCTGAAAGGAGCGGATCGTCTCCTCCTTGGCAGGGAGTGCAACGATGCGGGAGCCATTGGCCAGCTCCAGTTGGCTTTCTGTTTCCTTGACCGTGCCGATGGGGCGGTCCAGCGCGGAGTAGCCCTGCTTGACGTAGCGGAAAAGCTCCATGGACTGGCGCTGGGAGCGGCTGATGAGCAAGGTTAGACTTTTGGGCGTGAAGAGAGCGGTGTGAAGGGCCAGGGCGGAAGTGGCCCGGGACTTGCCGGCGCCGCGGCAGCAGTTTAAGAGGATGTTTTGCTCGTGGCTGAAGAGGAGCTCATGCTGCCAGGGGTCGGCGGTGATGCCCTGGGCCAGCAAGATGCGGGTGGGGTCCAGGGCCAGGGCGAGGAGCGAGGGGGTGTCCACGGGACTATTGTCCGTGAGGGGCGTGAGGTTGGACCAGGTGTGGACGCGGTGCCTGCGAAGTTGCCAGTTTTCAAATTGCAGTTGGCGTTGAATGGAGTTTGCCCTAAAACCCCTCCGGAAAACCAACTTTTGAGGCAAGGCTAACTGAAACGGGAGAACTTCTCATGTGGCCAATTCTGGAATGGGTGAAAACCCACATTTTTGGAGGCAAAGGCACAACGCAGATTGGGAGCGGAAACCAGGCTGTCACTGGTACAACTGCTGGAAGTTCATCGCCAGTTGTGGGGGCAGGGAGGGATGTCTACTTGCATATAAACGAGCCGCCAAGACAGGAGGAAGATCCGCTCGTCAATTTGGAAGAGCCAGTACTGAAACTCCTTGTAAATCTGGCCGAGAGCCTAGCGGAACATCCACTGATGCGAGATATCATTGTTCTTCACAAGAAAAGCATCGCGTACAATTGGCCAGACGAGCATTTCATGATCTCGGCAGATGAAGAACCTGGGATTTATAGTTTTATCAAAATCCTTCTAAACCACAGGCTAATTATTGAGATCAAGACCGACTTCGCTTACCGTCTTTCAGAAAAACTCGTGAGCCAACTGCGGAAGAAGATTACCGATGCGAAGAAATATCAAATACACGATACACTCTTGAAGGAGATGCGAAAAGGGGCAATTATGTGTCCGTGGGAAAGCATGATGCCGGAAGTGGACCGTCAAACATTGGGTGGAGTGATTGCACTATTGCGAGATGAAGGATTAGCGAATATCAGCATAGGCGGACATGCAGTTCCTAGCACCGGCAAAGCACCGAGCATTGATGAAATTATGCAGCACGGCCCAGCGTTCAATGGCTATTTGACGGATAAGGGCGTCAGGGCGGTGGACGAATACAAGGAAAACATCGTCGGGCAATTCTTGCATAATAAAGTCAAATGACTATTGAGTTGGTTTGGCACGTTAAGCACATTTTACCGAAGCTTCGTCAATCGGCCCCCAGCCCGTAGGCGGGCTAGCACATCTTGCCGGGTTTTCGGGCGGAAGTCCTTAAGCGCTTGCAGGAGCTTTAGGAACTCTTGGGCCGACATGACGCCCTTCGTCTGGTTGCAACGCAGGCAGACAATCTCCACGTTGGCAAGATGGAAGTCGCGGCTGCAGCTTGTGGGGTCGCTGTGGTCCGCTGAGAAGTTAGCCACGGTCAGGGGCCGGCCGCAGTACAGACACAAGCCGTCCAGGCAGCGTACGACTAACTCGCGGAAGTCCGGTAGGCGGTAGGGTAATTCCTGGCCATATTCGCGGGCCCTATCCCGCTGGTGGCGGTAGATGTTGGCCGACCGCCGCATGAACTCGCGCTGCTGTCGCCGGTCCATGAATGCCTCCGCGTGGTTAGGGTCCCTGTTGAATCTCGGTGTGGCAGTTGTTGCAGAACAGGCAGTCTTCATCGGCCCCGATGGAGTCAAAACCGTCCATGTCATCCGTGAAGCCGCATACGGGGCACTCCACGAAATAGTCATGGTCGTCCGACCAAGTTCTCGCTACGGGGTGGGGGAACGCTAACTCGGGCTGTTCTTCGTGCACTGCGATTCCTCCGGTAACTCGGGTAACCCGGTAACCCTGAGATTTAATCCTTGGTCCAGGGCCAACTTGTGGGGTTACCAAGCGGGTTACCTGTCGCGCGTTCAAAGGTAACCCAACAGGTAACCCCGCAAGTCTCACTCGTCAAATAGGTTGGATTCCTGGGTTACCGGGTTACCTGGGTTACCTTGGGCTGCTGGGGATGGCCAATAGGCGCCCTGGCCGGTCTTTTCCAAAAGGCCGTCCTTCCACATTTGCCACATGAGCTTCTTGGTGGCGCTGTACTCTTTCTTGAGGAGTGGAGCGGCCTGCATCGGCGTGAGAGCCTCGCCGCCTGCGTGAAGTGCATTGAGCACCTTGCGCTGCTCTGGGGTGAGCCAATCTTGCTTGGCGTCAGTCTGCTCCCAAAGGCAGAAGGTGGGATCGAACAGAAGGGGCAGCTCGCGCTCTTCCAGGTCTCTGCCGGTGACGAACAGTTTGCCGTCCCTGGCATAGCGTTGCCGCTTGAGGACCAGCACGGCATCGGCGGCCCCGGTCAGGCCCAGGGTGCCGGAAACGTCGTCCAGCGGGTCCTCCGAAGGGGTCTTGCGCGTATGGTGGTTGGCGGCCACAGCCACGCCATGCTTGTCGCCGAGGTCCTTGAGAAGGGCCAGCGCCTCGTAGTCCTCCTCGTACAGGTTGGCGTTGATGAGGCGCTTGGCCCGGATGCGGGCCAGGGTGTCGATGATGACCAGGCGGGCCTGCGGATGGTTGACGAGCCACTCGGCGATCAGGTCCAGGCCGCCCTCGCTGACCCGCGGCCAGCAGGTCGCTAGGTGCAGGTTCGGCGGCGCCTGGGTCTGCCACTTGGCCAGCACCTTGTTCAGCCGCTTTTGCAGGCGGCGGGGGCCGTCCTCCAGGGCCAGGTAAAGCACGTCCCCGGGGGCAACGTCGATCATGCCCATGGCCTTGCCGCCGTAGGAAACTGAAAGGGCAAGGCCGAGGGTAAGCCAGCTCTTGCCGATCTTAGGGCGCCCCGCCAGGACGGTTGCGCCCTCCGGCAGGATGCCTGGCACGGCCCAGGTCAGCTCCTTGAACTCTTTGGCCAGGAGGTTATGGGCGGTGAATAGCTCCACCTTGGGCTTGAGGGATGGCTTGTCGTTTTTTTTTAGAGGGGCAGAGAAGCCTTGAGTCTGCATCCCCGGCGGCTCGGTCAGGAGGTCGGCGTAGTTGCCATCCTTGCGCGCGCTTGCGACCTTGTGCTCCAGTTCCTTGTCGGACCAGGGAGGTTGGCAGGTAAGGTTCCATTCCTTGAGAACGGCGAGGGCGTCGGCGTCGTCAAGGTGGAAGCCGTGGACCAGGGCACACGCGACTTTGAACGTCTGATTGTGTCCGCCGTTGCCGGAGATTGCCGGCTGGCATTTCTTCAAATAGGCGCGAGCTCGAATGAGGGCGTCAGGCCCGGTATGGGGCTGCTGCCCGTTCCCCCCTGGTTGTCCTGCTTGGGCGGCGGGAGGCGGTTTTTCTTCCTTGGCCGGCACGTCAAGGAGCCATTGGGGGGCAGGGCCGGGCTCTTTCTTTACCCACACGAATACACCTCCCCCGAAGGATGGACGCTTGGAGGCATCACCGTGTAACTGCCCTCGCCAAGGATGATGACGTGGCTGCCATCTCGGTCGAAGCGACGGCGAGGGACGATGACGCCTGGAGGGATGCGGAACAGGAGCCGCCGGCCGCCGCCCGGGGTCGGGAAGCTCCAGGCTGCCTCCTCACCCGCCAGGTCGCCGGCCAGCTCACGCCAGAGAGTCTCAGCTGCCAGCCCGTCGATGTCCACGCCGATCAGCTGACTGACCCGGCCGAGGACGACACCCACGTTGGCTGAGGGCCAGCGGTTGAAGTAGATCCGCAGCTCGCGCTCGGTGGGAAGGCGCTCCTGGTACGTCTTCCAGCAGATAAGGGGGCCCTTGCCGGGGCGGGTGCATTCCCGGACGTGGGCTGGCGGCGCGTCTTGATGATTGGGGGAGCAAAGCGGGATGGCGGCCCAGCCGTGGCTGAGATACTCTAGCGCGGCTTCTAGGCAGACTGCATTGGCGCAGACAGTTTGCATAACCACCCTCCATTCGCGAAAGGTGTATTTTGTGCGGCGGCTGTGGCTTTTGATGAGATCAGCCGGCTCGCCGGAAGTGACGGTCCACGTCCTCCCAGCGCCAGCGGAGGCAGTGGCTGGAAATCCGAACGGGCGCGGGAAGGCGGCCTTCGGCCACCCAGCGCCAAATGGTGCGTTGTCCGACCTGAAGCTTCTTGGCTAAATCGCGTGCGGTCAGTAGCCTTTCTTCCGGTGTGTTCATGGCGAGTCCGTCAGGGGTGTGAGTGTGCGCGTGCTGGAGCGCCCGAGTGGCTTTGAAGCGCCTCCTATAACTACCCATGACAATAATGAATATGTGTACACTATGCCAGCTTAGCTTGCAAATTGGCAGGCAGTTGCGTTGACTGGCAACGTGTGCAAATGAGTTGCACGAAATACCGCCGCGAGCGTGGTGCCTGAATGGGGTTCAGGAGGTCGCTGGTTCGAATCCAGTCGCCCCGACACAACAAGGGGCGTTCGTCGACAATGACGAACGTCCCTTTTTGCTTGCACCGCGCCCACCCCGCCGGCCATTTCACAGGGCGTTTTCTCAAATTCCTGGCACCCTGCCCGCCATATCTCAGGGCGCTTTCTCAAATTCCTAGCACCCCGCCCGCCATATCACAGGCCGCTTTCTCAAATTCCTGGCACCCCGCCCGCCATTTCACAGGGCGCCTGCTGCCCACCCCGCCCGCCATGTCGTAGGCCCGATGGCAACCACCGCGACAGCCGGCATGACATTGCCGTGCAGTGCATGTTAGGATACATTAGTATAGTATGGTAGACCGAGTGCGTGATCAAGTCGCGCCGGTACCTGAGGCCTTCATGCCGCGTTGCTGCCCATCTCAAGCCAGCAAGCGAGTTCGCCGTGCCCACCCTGATTGACCTCAACAGTGTCTCTGGTGCCCAGCCGCAACCCGTGCCCTGGCTCTGGCCCGGCCGCATCGCCGCCGGCCGGCTCGCGCTCATCGATGGCGATCCAGGACAGGGCAAGTCGCTCCTGGCACTGGATATCGCCGCCCGGCTCAGCAGTGCGCGCGAGCTGCCCGATGGTCATCGCCCCACCGCGCAAGCCGCCGTTTTGTTATTGTCGGCTGAGGACCACTGGGATGACACGATGCTTCCCAGGCTGCTCGCCGCCGGCGCGGATCTCCAGCGCGTCTACCCCTGGAACGAAGCGGCGGCCGGCCTGGCTGTTTTTCCCGAAGCTTGTCCGCGGCTGGAGTGGCTGATCCAGCAAACCTCGGCCCGTCTCGTGGTTATTGATCCATTCTTTGCCTTTCTTGGCCTGGAAGTTGGCGGCCTGAACGCCCTGATGATACGGCGGGCGCTGGAGCCTCTAGCTCGCCCGGCGCAGACGACCCAGGCGGCATTG